AGAAGGACCACCAGCAGGACCACCTACAGGAGTAGTAGGACCACCAGCAGGAGCACCAACAGGAGTAGTAGGACCACCAGCAGGACCACCAACAGGAGTAGTAGGACCACCAGCAGGACCACCAACAGGAGTAGTAGGACCACTACCAGTACCACTTGAACCTACGGGAGGAGGAGGTACATAGGGAGGAGTAGATGAAGAGGGAGGTAATGTAGGAGGAGTACCTTCAATTGAAATAGTTTCCTCTACATTTTCCTGTAATTTTTTAATTTGAGCAGTAGAAGTATCAAGTATTTGTTTTTCTACTAATGCTTCAAATATTTGAAGTCCTTTAAAGAAATCTTGTTCGCATGTAGAATATAATTTAATAATAATAGTGCGGGTATCAGATACTAATTTAGATAATAATTTATCATCAAGTTTAGGATTAATAACAATTAATTTTTTATTAGGATCTGCAGGATCTTTAATAAAAACAAATAACTGATCAATAATTCCTAATAAAGCTTTTTGGTTAGTTTCAGTATTGGTAATCATAGTCTGTACATTTTGAGCGTATTGTAAAAACAAATTTTCTTTAAGTGTACCTTTATAGGATTTTCTAAATGCTCCATCAGGTTTTTTACAAGGGCCTGCTTTATTATAATCTCTTAGAGGGATATCTCCAAAGTTTTTAATACTATCAGGTATTTTTTTTTGTCCAGTAAATAATGTGTAAAATGATTTAAGATCAGATTGGTATTGTTTAAGCATGTCTGGTGACATAGTGGTAAATTTACCAGTATTATAATCATATACATCATAATATAAAGTTTGTAATTCGGGAATACCTGGTTCTTTAGATAATAATTTAGGACTACCATCTTTGTTAACATTAAGATCACAGAATTGAGATTTAAATTCAACAATATTATTAGTAGGATTTTTTAAATCATTTAAAACCGCTTTGTCTTGCATAAGTGCATTTATTCGAGAGCTACATAAGTTAACTTTAGATATAGTAGGACTTGCATCTTTAGGAATTTGATTTTTATGTTCATAATCAACAGATACAGTAGATCCGAATTTATCCTTCCAAGTATAAACAGGATTGATAGTGTGTGCTATAGCATTAAAAACATGAAATATTTTGACATAATATTTAGCTATAGCTATACACATTCTTTTTTTTTTAAGGTCACTTTTAACATCAAGTTTGTCAATATTATTTTTATTAAAATAAGCAATTTTTTCTTTTGTCATTTCATTTTTTTCAATTGATCCCTCCATTCTCTGCTTAAGAAATTGAATTTCCTGTTGTGAAAGATATCTTTGAATAACATCAGATGTTAAAATAACTAAATTTTTACAATATTGGGGATCAGTTAAATTTTGTAAATCTTGAAAATTACTGGTTAATATGTAATTAGCTGCAAGATAGTCTATAGTAGATGATAATGTTTTTTGTTTTGGCATTTCAGGTGTGGATTGATTGGCTCCCATATATTTTAGGTAAATATTAAATAAAATTGAATTAAAAACAAATTAACAAAATATTCAGTATTATAATGACAGAACGGCTTACAAAGAAAAAGAAATCTAATAAATCAAAGAAAGAATTATGGAGTCAAATAGAGAATAATTTTAAAAATGAAGAACCAATAGAATGCTTATTTAGAAAAGAAGGTCAAAGAGAAAATTGTGATTTATGTAAATCGAGTGTAAGATTAACTGAAGATGGGTTTTTAGCATGTTGTAATCCTAAATGTAGTATAATTTATAAAGATATGGTAGATCAATCAGCAGAATGGCGTTATTATGGAGCAGAAGATTCAAATAATAATGATCCTACTAGATGTGGTATGCCAGTAAATCCATTATTAAAAGAATCTTCGTATGGATGTAAAGTCATATGTAGTGGTGCAACTTCATATGAAATGAGAAAAATAAGGCGATATACAGAATGGCAATCTATGCCATATAAAGAAAAATCACAATATGATGAATTTCAACGTATAACTATAATAGCTCATAATGCCGGTATTCCAAAAATAATTATAGATGAAGCATTAAGATATCATAAAAAAATATCAGAACATAAGACATTTAGAGGTTTAAATAGAGATGGAATAATTGCAGCTTCAATTTATATTTCTTGTAGAACAAATGACTGTCCTAGAACCGCGAAAGAGATAGCTACAATATTTACACTAGATAATACAAGTGCAACAAAAGGTTGTAAAAATGCTACAACAATATTAAATGAGATAGAATCAGAGATGACGAATAATGATAAGACATCATTATGTAGAACAAAACCAGAAGATTTTATTGAAAGATATTGTAGTAAATTGAATATAAATCAAGAATTAACAAAATGTTGTAAATTTATAGCCCTAAGAATTCAAAAGAATAATATGATACCAGAAAATACTCCTCATAGTATAGCAGCAGGAATAGTTTATTTTATAGCACAACTATGTAAATTAAATATATCCAAAAAAGATGTAAATAAAATAAGTGAAATAAGTGAAGTAACAATTAATAAATGTTATAAAAAATTAGAAGTAATTCAAGAAAAATTAATTCCAAAAGCAATTATAGATAAATATGTTTAAAATAAAAAAATAAAAATAAAGATATATTCATATGATACCAAAATTAATTTTTATAGTACCTTATAGGGATAGGAGAGAACATAAATTATTTTTTACAAAATACATGGAGTATATCATGGAAGATTATAATAAAGAGGATTATGAAATATATTTTTCTCATCAGTTAGATTTAAGACCATTTAATAGAGGAGCAATAAAAAATATAGGCTTTTTAGCAATGAAAAAAAAATATCCCAATAACTACAAGAATATAACTTTTATATTTCATGATGTTGATACAATGCCATATAAAAAAAATATATTAAATTATGAAACGCAGGACGGAATAATAAAACATTATTATGGTTATGAATTTGCGTTAGGAGGAATTTTTTCTATAAAAGGAAAGGATTTTGAGAGAATAAATGGTTTCCCTAATATGTGGGGTTGGTCAATGGAAGATAATATGATACAAGAAAGAGTATTAAAAAATGGATTAAGAATAGATAGGAGCAATTTTTTTAAATTAGGAGCGAGGACAATATTACAATTTACCGATGGGATAACAAAAATGATAAATAAAAAAGAAATAGCAGGTTTTTTAAATAAAGACTACCATCATGGATTAAATTCTATAAAAAATTTAATATTTGAAGAATCAGGAGAATTTATAAATGTGCGGAATTTTGAAACAGAGACTAATGCAAATGCTCAAAAATATGAGAGCCATGATATATCAAACCCAAATTCAAATAAAATAAGATTAACACATCAAGAGAGACATGGTAGTAATAATATTACCATAGGATCAATGAGAAACATGATATTAAAAAGATAATAATTTAAATATAAAAACAATATTTTATATTTAAATTATAATGAAGCTAGATAAAATTTTTATAATAAATCTAGAACATAGAACAGATAGGAAAAAAAAAATTATACAAGAATTAGAAAGAGTTGGATTAAATAATTATGAATTATTTAAAGCTATCAGACCAACAAAAGAAATGGTGGATAAATGGAATCCTAATTTTTTAAATCCAATACCAGAATGGTTTAAAAGATCTGGTGGAGACCAAAATAAATATAAAATCGGAGCATTGGGATGTATGTTAAGTCATTTGGAAATAATAAAGATATGTATAGATAGAAAATATGAGAATGTATTAATATTAGAGGATGATACAGAATTTCAAATAGGAAATGGAATAAGGTTTGATCAAGTTATAAACATTATGAAAAATCAATTAGAAAATTTAAATTTCGGACTTTTTTATTTAGCAGGTAACCATAGAGGTGCACAATTGCAAAAAAAAAGTGAAAATGTAAATAGAGTACAAGGAACGTTAACAACTGGTAGTTATATTATTAACAAATCAGTTATGCAATATATCATAAATAATATGGTTCATTATCCTAAAGAGGTAGATGTTTTTTATTCTACTGTTATTCAAAGTAAGTTTCCATGTTATTGTTTAAATCCACATTTAACTCGACAAGGAGAAGGATATAGTGATATTGTGCAAAAAAATGTATCTTATAAGTTAAATATTTAAAGTTAAAAATTTCAATTTTATATAAATTATTATTGTTTATATAAAATCGGCGTTTGAAATGTAAAAAGGTGTAATAAAAAAAATAATTAAACGAATAAATGAAGATGTATTAAAATATTAGAATTTAAATATAAAAATTAAATATAAATAATGAAAATATGTTTAGTTGGTCCTGGGTATAAACCAATTCCACCAACAGGTTGGGGTGCTGTAGAATCTGTAGTTTGGGATTATTATATAAATTTAAAAAAGAAAAATATAGATGTCACAATAATAAATAATAAAAATTCAAATCAAGTAATACAAGAAATAAATAGTAATAATTATACAATCGTACATATTATGTACGATGATCATGTTGTTATAGTTCCTTTTTTGAAGTTAGATATAAAAATATTTTATACATCACATTATGCATATATAACTCAAGATGGATTTGAACATAAACAACAATGGTATTTTAAAAATATTTTTTTAAAGGTAATTGAAAATAGAGATAGAATTCATATAAATGCTATAAGTGAAGAAATTAAAAAAAAATATATTAAACATGGATTTCCGGAAAATAAAATAAATGTTGTGCAAAATGGTGCGAGAGATGATGTATTTGATTTTAAAGAAAATCCAATAAATACATCAAAATCAATCTATTTGGCCAAAATAGAAAATAGGAAGCGACAATATGTTTATCAAAATATAAATGGAATAGATTTTGTAGGTAACTATCATGATTCTACATTTAATACTTCTAATAAGAATTATCTGGGAGAGTGGGATAAAGATAAATTATATAAGAATTTATCGGATTATGGGAATTTAATACTATTATCTGATGGAGAAGCGGATCCATTGGTAGTAAAGGAAGCCTTATTATGTGGATTAGGAGTAGTAATAAGTGAGTGTAGTGCTGCAAATTTAGATTCGAAAGATTTTATAACAATTATACCGAATAATAAACTAGATGATATAGAATATGTTAAAAAAGAAATAATAAAAAATAGATTGACAAGTATAAAAAATAGAGAAGTAATAAGAAAATATGGTATGGAGAAGTTTAGTTGGAATAATGTTATAAATAAATATGTTTCAATAATTAATAGTTAAAAGTAAATATATTTTAATATGTAAATGAAAATATGTTTAGTTGGACCTGGAATTATGACTATACCTCCAATAGGATGGGGTGCTGTGGAAATATTAATTTGGGAATATTATTGTGAATTAAAAAAACAAAATATAGATGTATCAATTGTAAATAAGTTTAGAAGTAATCCAAGAGAGCAAATGGAGACAAATAGTAATTATTGCCAAGAATTAATAAAAGAAATTAATAGTGGTAATTATGATTTTATACATATACATTATGATTGTTTATATCATATAGTTCCCTTTTTAAAGTGTAAAAAAATAGGATTAACTAGTCATTATCCGTATATAAATAACAAAGATATGATGATTAGAGATGGATTTGAACCAATATTTAAATATATGGTAAGTAATCCAAATAATTGTTTAAATTTAGTTTTAGCGGAAGATGATATTAAGTTTATGAAAGCAAATGGATGTAATGAATCAACAATTTATAAATTAGAAAATGGAATAGATAAAAATAAATTTAATTTTACAACAAATCCTAATAATAAAGAAAAAACAATTTATTTGGGTAAAATAACAGAAAGGAAATGTCAAAAAAAATACGAGAATTTAAAAAATGTTGATTTTATAGGGCCTGGTGGTCAAGGATTAAGTAACTGGAAAGGACAATGGACTAGGGATGAAGTGTTTAAAAATTTAACTGAATATGGAAATTTATTACTATTAAGTGAAGGAGAAGCAGATCCTTTGGTTGTCAAAGAGGCATTAATATCTGGATTAGGAGTTATAATAAATGAAACATCAGGAAAGAATCTAGAATCTAATGATTTTATAACAATCATTCCAAATAATAAATTAAATGATTTATTATATATTCAGGAAAAAATAGAAGAAAATAGAAAAAATGCATTAAAACAAAGAGAGAAAATACGAGAATTTGGGGAAGAACATTTTGGTTGGAATAAATTGTTAAAAAATTATTTAAATATAATTAAAAATAATATGTAAATGGAAACGACAATTGTTACAGCGTTTTTTGATATCAATCGGAAGGAAAAGGGAGATGGAAGAAGTATAGAGGAATACTTACAATGGATAAAAAAGACATTGTTATTAAATTGTAAATTATATGTGGTAACTGAAAAAAAATTTGTAAAATTTATAGAGGAAAATAGGCCGAAAGATTTTCCATTAATAATAAAAGAAGATATTTTGGAAAATTCGAGTTTTTATAAATATAAAAGTAGGATGCAAGACATATTGAATAGCGAAGAATATAAAAGGAGAATATCTTATCCTGACCGTGTAGAATGTAAATTGGCTGAATATAATATTATTCAATATGGAAAGTTTGGATGGTTAAATAGGGCAATTAAAGAGAATCCATATAATACGAATTATTTTTTTTGGATGGATATAGGTATTTCAAGGTTTTTTTATAATATGAATCCAATGAATTCCTATCCCAGTCTTAATAATAATTTAATAGTCAATTCTAAAAATAAATTTATTGTGCAACAAAGGGATGATTTACAAAGGTATAATATAGATGAAAATTTTATATGGAAAGCGGATAATTTGTTTAAAGGAGGGATGTTTGGAGGTTATAAAGATATTGTTTTAAAAGTAGAAAAGAAAATAGAGGAAATATTTGAAAAAGAGATGTTAGAAAAAAATAATGTAAATAATGAACAACTTGCATTAGCTATTTTATGGAAAAAAAAACCAGATTTATTTAATGTAATAGGGGATATACAAAGACATCCTTGCATAATATTACATTTATTAAATAAATAATATTATAATAAACTGGTTCCAGAGAAACAAAATAATATAACATATAATAATATCATATATTATTATTTAAACAATAATATATAATATTTTACATTAATGAGAAATATTATATATGAATGTGGATTGCCGAATACTTTGTCAGGTGGTTTTGGAGATAGATTAATGGGAATAGCATCATGTTTAAGTTTATGTGATAAAACAAATAGTAATTTATTAATAAAATGGGATGATTTTAAATTAAATGAATTTTTTGATTATGAAAAATATGATTATTATAAATATAATATTCACGGAAAAACTGAAAAAATAGTTAATCATTCGGTAAATAAATTAAAAGATATTTTTAGTAAAAAAAGTTTTCATTGTGATAATTTAATAATAAATACAAATCAAAATATATGGCAATTTATTCATGAATTTGATAATATTCAAAAATATGAAGATTATAGTCATCATTTATTTAAAAGAATATTTGAACAAATATTAAAACCCAATAAAAGCATTCAATATAAGATAGATAATATTATAAATAATAATGAGTTAATAGGAATTCAATTGAGATTTGGAGATGTATTTATGAATCAAGAAAGTAAACAAATGAATAGTCCTCAGAGAGATCATTTTCCATTAGGAATTAATATAGAAAATATAAAAAATATGATATTAGGAATAATTAGTCGTGAATCAGAAAAAAAAATATTTATAACCAGTGATATAAATTTAAATAAGATAATAGATATAAAAAAATTAAATAATTTAATATATTTGGATGAACCACCAGTTCATATCGAAAGATCAACTAATAAAAATAATATGGAGAAGTGTTTTCTAGATTTTATATTATTATGTAAATGTAATAAATTATATATAACATATCAAAGTAATTTTGGAAGGATACCAGCAATCATAGTAAATAAAAATTTATTTGGAATACATAATGTAGAAAATAATTTAATAATTAAAGATTTAACAATAAAAGAATTAGCGTGTAAAAAATGAAGCTAATTCAACTATATATGATAACAAATTAGATATTTGTTGCGGAAATTGGAAATTAAATAATTATAAGGAAAAAGGCACACCTAATAATAAAAATATAGATAATTATTTTGATGAAGAATTATTTAATAAATTTAATAATTACTACAAAGATGATATAGATATATTTAACTATTATATTAAATAATCTTGATATTTATTAATATCAAGTTCTGATATATTAATATTTAATTTAATATTATTAAGAAATGTTTCAGTTAAATCTTTATAATCATCAATGAATAATATAGGCCATTTTTTAAAATTTTTATAATAATCATCATTTTTTAACATAATAGGTATACAATTACATAATATACTATCATATACTCTATAAGAATCTATTCCACAACCACGTGGACATATTGAAAACTTACTATATAATAATTTATTAAAATAATTATTATAATTATTATTCATTTTTCTAATACTATTATCTTGCCGTGTATTTTCAATAAATATAAAATCTTTATCTTTAATCTTATTATATGCATCTTTTCGTGGATTTCCAAACCATCTTTCAATAGTTGGTATTCCAAAATTTGCATAACATAATATTTTTTTTTCAATATTATTACAAGAAAATACTGATTTTGGTATGTTAACTTGCCATGTTATACCAAGAGGAATAACAATCACGTATTTATGAAAAATAGAAGATGAATAACATACTATTTTTATATTAAACTCTTCTATTATTTTAATAATTCTATAATCAATTTTATCTTTGTATTCAATTAAGTGATAGTCTTTCGTTAATCCATTATATTTTGAATCAAATTCATAAGTATTTGATATTTTTGGTGGAGGAAAATCACAGTCAGGATTTAATAAAATAATAGTTTTATTAGCATATCGTTGAAAGTTAAATTGATCTAGATTGGTTTCATTAAAACTCAATATATTACCTAAAATATAATTATTATTTTCCTTACATAAATTTTTGCAATATGTTTCCCATTTTGGAAGAGTAATTATATTGTTCATATTTATTATTAATAATAATTATATTTAAATTATTTTCTATAAACTCCATCTTCTATAGTTAATTTGTTATTATAAAATCTTTTATCGGGATGAGATATATTTGATTTTGTTGTATTAGTCCATACTTCAGTTGTAAACCCATTTATCATTAATAAATAACTTAAAAGTATATCATTGGTATGCCATAATTGTAATTGGGTTTTACAAATATTATCAAAAGTTTTTATTTCTTCGAAATTGGTATTTTTAATACAATCTTTTAAAATTTCACATTTAATAATAGATCCTCCACCTAAATTCCAATAATTATATTTCATATTTGGATATTTTTTAAATAATGGTGTATCATCATCATTATTCATTTGATATTTATAATAATTTTTATTTGGATTACCACCACAATGAATAGGTAAATAGGATAATTTATTGTGTATGAATACATCATCTTCTAACAAAATTATATATTCTGTATTACAATAATTAATAGCCAAAGATATAATTTTTAAAAATTCTTTAGCACATGTTTCATTTGTAAAACAATGAACCTTTTTATTATTAAATATTCTACCTCCTAATATATTTATTTCTGAATAATAATATTTACAATTATATTTATTAGCTAAATCGCTAAAATCATGACCATTATCAGACATTAAAAAAATAGGATTTTCAGGATAAATTTTTCGTGTTTGAATAAGTATTTGTTCAGTTGCAAATTTGTTTTTAAAACAATTATAATAAAAACCAATAGACATTATAATATAATAACCATATAAATATCTTTAAGTATTCATTATATTTAAGTAGAATAATATTGATAAATATAAAACCAGGGATCTATTGTGGAATTATGTGGAATAATACAATTAAATTTGTCTTTATTTTTTAAATATAATGATGATATTATTTGTTGATCACAACCGATAAATTTATTTTTTTTTATATAAATTTCAAAATAAATATAATATAATTTCTCTAATTGTAATATTACATTTTTATGTCCACCAAACATCGAACCTGAAAAATGTACATCATTTTGAAAAAATAATTGAGAATTATTATTGAAATTATTTAATAATACTATATCTAATTTATCATTAGAAATATTTTTTTCTAATGGATAATCATTTAAATATTTAAAAACATTACTATTTCTTACATTACCTATATCATTCCATATAAATTTATCGGAATTAAATGGATTTATTTCAATTGCTTCCTTTAAAAATGAAAATTTATTATTCCATATTTTATAACAATCTATTCCTCTTCCACAGTTAGGTGTCGGATCCATTTTATATTGATTTTCCCATATATCACTATATTTTGTGCTAACTATTAATTCTTTAATCTCTTTTTCAATTATATGATATGTAATTGAGTTATTTTTTTTAACTATATCATCTATTTGTGATCTATCTTTATTAGAAGTAAAAATAATAATATTAACATTTTTTAAATTCGAAATTAAATTATTTATCCATTTTTTATATTCTGATGATGAATGTTTTGATTTATCCAGTAAATAATAACATGTTACTATAGTTGCCATATTTTGTATATATTTATATATGTTTAAATATTTAAATATATAATCAATAAATACTTATAATGAATATAATAATCCCTCTAGGAGGAAAAGGAGAACGATTTAAAAATAAAGGATATAAATATTGTAACTAATACTTAAAAATAATAAATTAAATTATTCAAATATGAATTTAATTAAATTAGGAACTAATTATGGAGGATGGTTCATTCCAAAAGATATAAAGTTGGATGAAAATAGTATAATATATTCAGGAGGAGTAGGTGAGGATATGTCATTTGACTTGATATTAAATGACAAATATAAATGTAATATATTATTGATTGATCCAACAAATAGAGCTATAACCCATTTTGAAGAAGTAAAAAATTATTTTAAAAATAATGAAATGTTTACAGGAAATATTCAAAATGATTATTATGATAATATTAAAAGTTTAAAACCTGATATGACTAAATTTTGTTATGAAAATATTGGATTATGGGATAAAAAAGACCAATTGAAATTTTTTTTTCAAAATAATCCGAATAATGTATCTCAATCAGTAATAACAAATATGTTTGGAAATAATTACAGTGTAGTGGAAGTAGACACTATTAAAAATATAATGAATAAATATAATCATAATAAGATAGATTTATTAAAATTAGATATAGAAGGAGCAGAAGTACAAGTATTAGAAAATATGTTATGTGATAAAATATATCCAAAATATTTATGTATAGAATTTGATTTAAAATTAAAAAACAAAGATGTAAATAATAAGACAGAAACAATAATACAAAAATTATTAAAGGAAGGATATAATATATTGATTAATGATGATTTAAATATAACTTTTGAATTAAAATAAAAAATGTGTGGTATTATAATAAGTGATTTAGTTATTCCAGAAGATTATAAGTTTATTAAAAATAGAGGTCCTGATTATACTAATAAAGTAACATATAATATTTAAAAATTAATATATATAATTATTTAAAAATTAATATATATAATTATTTAATATGATTATAGAAAATGTACCTAGTATATTTCAACCTAGTTATAAATCAAATTATCCAGGTTATAGTAGTGGATTAAATATGGAAGAAATTTTTTATGAATTTTTTATTAAAGAAAAAGATACAATAATAACGGAATATATTTATTTGCCAATTTTTTGGACATCTTATTATGTTTTAAACAATTATGGTGAGAATATAAACACATTATTACAATATTTAAACAAATTAAATAAAAATAAGAAATATTTTACAATTGTTCAATACGCATCAGGTATTTATATTGATGAACCAATAAACAATTTAACAGTATTTAGTGCAGGGGGAGGAGGATTAAACAAAAAAGAAGAATCGGTCAGAGAAGAACTATTTTTTAATTTAAAAAGACATATTTTTCATGGTGAGATTTCAAATTATTCAATTCCATTAATTTGTTATCCATTATTTCCTAATTTAAACATTAATAAGCCTCTTTATTGCTCTTTTATGGGAAGATATGATACACATAAATGTAGAATTATAATGAAAAATGAATTACAAAAATATGATAATTTTAAATTTTATGATTCATTAGGATTTAATCAGTATAAAGAAATTTTAAATAAAAGTATATTTACACTTGCACCAAGAGGATATGGATACACTTCCTTTAGAATATATGAAGCTATATTAGCTGGTAGTATACCTATTTATATTTGGGAAAATAAAAAGATTATTCCATTTAAGGAGGAACTAAATTGGAATGAATTTAGTGTAATAATAGAGGAAAAGGACATAATGAACTTACCAAATATATTAAAAAATTGTAATATAGAAAAAATGCAAAAAAAAATACAGGAAGTAAGAGAAATCTTTACCTTTGAAGGTACATATAATTATATAAAACAAAAATTATTACTTAAATAATATTTTTAATTATTTGTTATAATGAATAATAGATTTATTTCGGTAGCAATACCTTTTTACAATAATTCAAAGTATATCAATGATTTATTAGTAAATATAATAAATGATGAACGAATAACAGAAATAGTAATATGTGATGATAAATCCAATAATAATGAATTGAATAAATTAAAAGAAATAATTTTTCAACATAATTCTAATAAAATTAAATTATTTGAAAATACAGAAAATATCGGGTGTTATCATAATAAATTAAATACTTTAAATAAATGTTCAAATGAATGGGCCTGTTTAATTGATTCTGACAATATAATTGATAAAGTTTACATTGATAAATTATATCAATATGAAAATTGGGACATAAATTTAATTTACGCCCCAATGTGGGCTTATACATTTGGAACAAGAAGTTCTGAATTAGCATCCCCCAACTTAAATTACTCTCAATTTAAAAAGGAATATATTGACAGAATAAAATATATAAAATATTTTACTTCAGGAAATAATAATTTTAAATGTTTAATAAATACTTGTAATTATTTTTTACCAGTTAAGAAATATTTATCTATAATGAACAAATATAGTTATGAAAGAATGAAAATAGATAGTTTAGATTCTAATGTATTATTTGCTGATTGGATTCATGATAATAATAAAGTTTACATAGTAGATGGATTAGTTTATAAACATAGATTACATCCACAATCTAATTATATTTTAAGTCCTAGTCACAAATTTAGTAGAATGGTAGAAAATGAGATCCTAGAAAAATTAAATAAAATTATATAGTTTGTTTTTAAATATTAACTTAAAAATATAACATTTAAAAATATATATGCTAATTCCTTTTAGTAAATTAATGTCAAGTTTTAATTTAAAAATTTCGGGTATATTACATGTTGGAGCACATGAATGTGAAGAATTAAAAGATTATGTAAAATATAATATTAATCCTCAACAAATATATTGGGTGGAAGCTATGGAACATAAAGTATTATTAATGAAAGCTCAAAATATACCTAATATATATCAGGCTATTATAGATGAGGTAGATGATAAAGAGATAACTTTTAATGTTGCTAATAATGGACAAAGTTCATCTTTATTAGAGTTTGGAACACATACTATTCACCATCCACATGTTAAATTTACTGGAAATATTCAAGGAAAAACTAAAAGATTAGATACTCTTATTGAAGAAAATAACATTCCTATTCAACATTTAAATTTTTTGAATTTTGATATTCAAGGTGTAGAATTAAGAGCTTTGAAATCAATGGAAAAATATTTATCCCATGTTGATTATATTTATACTGAAATTAATACAGATTATGTGTATAAAGATTGTAATTTAGTTGGTGAAATAGACGAATATCTAAAAAAATTTGGCTTTACTAGAGTAGCCACCAAAATAGCATCCAATTTCGGTTGGGGTGATGCCTTTTATATAAAACAATAATTAATAAAAAATATTATTTTATTAATTATTAAAATTTAATATTTCTTTATAACTTAGTAGCTATAATATCATTTCCATCTCTATCAATTATATCACGCAGTTTATAATTATATTTTTTTAATTTTTGCTCTACTAATTTCATACCTTCAATGCCATAATTATTTAAATTATCGTCACTATTATATTTGGTAAAACATTCGGTTGAAAATCCCCATTTTTCATAACGAATATTTTTAATATTATATTTATCTAAATCTATCATCTTAATAATTTCGGAATCAAAACCTTCAGTATCTATTTGTAAATATTCAATATCTGTTATATTTAATTGTTCACAAATAGTATCAAATTTAATAGTTGTAGCTTTAAAACTACACATATTTTTTTTTTCACCCCAATCATTCATAGGCAATAAACTAAAATTACCATCTGTATATGTATGATTTCCCGCTCCACCAGGTTGTCCATAAATACCGTCTTTTGCCGGAATAAATAATTCCACTTCCTCATTATCATTATAATAAATGGCTTTATTGATTGTATGAACATTTACAAAAGATTTATAATTATTCTGAATTGAATTTAAATGTTTGGAATTTGCTTCAACTAACACAATCATATCTGGTTTATGTTTAATACATAATTCTCTAAAATTATCGTTACCGTCGTTGGTACCTATTTGAAAATATGTTTTCATTTTTATAATAATATAATTAATAGTTTTAAGTATATTTAATAAATTAATTTAAATATTAATTTTTATCCATTGTTCTGGACATAAATCTTTAGTATTATTATGGCTTGCATTTGGACCAAACCATTTACCTGGATAATAAACTTTTTTTTCTATATTTTTATTAAAATATGCTCCCCACCAACTAAAACTACTATTCGCTATTATATTATGTTGACATAAAGACATGATTAACATTTGCTCCCAATCTTTATATTTACTATCGATTTTTTGAAAACTTAAGTTTGGAAATTGTATTTTTAAAAAGTTTATTTGTTCATTTACATAAATTATATCATTATCTTCACAAAAGTATAATATGTTCCAATTATCTTGTTTAGTTGTATTAATTAAATTTTGCAGTGTTTTATTGTAATAGTCAATTGGCATTAAAGGGTGATGATTTTGCAATTTAATATAATCTCCAACTCTAAAATGGAGAGAAATAATATTAGTAAAATCATAATCATTTTTTAAATTATTTTGTTGTTCCTCCAATTTAATTAGTCGTTCTATTTGATCTTTATTTGAATCAAAATATTTGTATGATTGATAATAACCATAAAATTTAACTTCCTTATTAATTAAGGGTAATTCATTATAATGAAAATTGGGTTCTCTATATATAGGTAAATTTATAGTTAGTTTTACAAAGGGTTTTAAACTTTGTAGAAAATTAATCCAATAAAAAGGTCTGTCTTTCCTTGAAACAGGAGCATCTTCAAAATGAAACGGTTTTTTATGTTTTAAACTATAAGATATTAAAGTAAAAATTTGAAATAATTGATTTCCTAGACCACCCATAATATGAATTGTATTAGACATTAATATTTATAAAATTATATTTTTAAATATTAATATTAATCATTTTCAAACATATCTTTTATTAATCCATCTAAATCGTAATTTAATTTCCATCCTAATTTCTCTCTAGCTTTACTGGGATCACCTAATAATAAATCTACTTCACATGGTCTAAAATATTTTTTATCGATTACTACTAGTATTGTTCCATCTACTTTATTTATTGCACATTCGTCTTCTCCTTTTCCTTCCCATTCAATTTCTATATTTACAGACTTAAATGCCTTTTCAATAAATTCTTGAACTGTTGTTGTAACACCAGTAGCTAAGACATAATCATCAGGTTTTTCTTGTTGTAACATTAACCACATTCCTTCAACATAATCTTTTGAATGCCCCCAATCTCTCTTACTATGGATATTACCTAATTGTAAAAAAGGAATTTTGCCTTTCACAATATCCTTAATACCATTAATAATTTTAGCTGTTACAAAATTAGCTCCTCTTCTAGGAGATTCGTGATTAAATAGAATACCATTACAAGCATATAATCCATATCCTTCCCTATAATTTTTAACTAGAAAGTGACTATATACTTTTGCACATGCATAAGGTGATTGAGGATTAAATGGCGTTGTTTCTTTTTGAGGAGTTTCAATTACTTCTCCATACATTTCACTTGTACCAGCTTGATAAAATTTTATTTTATCTTGAATATCTTTTGATAATACTCTTATTGCTTCTAATATTTTCAAAGTACCTATTCCATCGACTAACGATGTGTATTCTGGAATATCAAACGAAATTTTTACATGACTTTGGGCAGCTAAATTATAAATTTCTAATACTGAAAAATCTGTATTTTCGTTTATTATCTTGTGTATTATATTTGTTATAGATGATCCATCAGTTAAATCTCCATATTCAAGATTTAATTTATCTCTAATGTGTTCTAATCTAGAAAAGGTATAAACCAATGAGGTACGTCTTACAATACCATAAACCTTGTATCGTTTTTCTAGAAGTAATTCAGATAAGTACGAACCATCTTGTCCAGTAATTCCAGTGACAAATGCTAGTTTTGACATTATATAATTATTTAAATTATTATTTAAATAATAATTTATGTAACATATGTATGGATAATTCAAAGTATTCAAATATTTGCAAAGATTATGAAAATATATTAAAGGATGAATGTGAAGACGGGAAAATAAAAGACGACTATTGTGATAGAGTATCTATATTATTAGAAAGTTGTTACAAATTTAAAGATATGAAGATAACTAAAGAAATAAAAGACTCGTTAAAATTTGATCAATCACTTAAATAATAACCTAGTTAAGAAGATAATATTTTTAAAAATCATCACTTAAATCAAAAACATCTTCAGTTTTCGTTTTTTCGGCTAATGCATATTCAGAAACACGTTTTTCAAAAAAATTTGTTTTACCTTCAATACTTATCATATCCATAAAATCAAATGGATTTGATTTATTATAAATTTTATCATATCCTAATTGAAGTGATAAACGATCAGCTACAAATTCAATATATTGACACATTAAATCGCTATTCATTCCAATTAATCTACATGGTAAAGCTTCACTAATAAATTCTTTTTCAATTTCAACCGCCTCTTTAATAATTTCCAAAACACGTGTTTTATTTACCTTCTTAGTTAATTTACTATATAATAATACTGCAAATTCAGTATGAAGAGCCTCATCTCTGGAAATCAATTCATTTGAAAATGTTAATCCAGGCATAAGACCCCTCTTTTTTAACCAAAAAATACTACAAAATGCCCCAGAAAAGAAAATACCTTCAATACATGCAAACGCTATTAATCGAGTAGCAAAAGAACTTCGTTTGTCATGAATCCACTTTATAGCCCAATCAGCTTTTTTTTTAATACATGGAAAATTATCTATTGCTTTAAATAAGGTCATTTTTTCTTCCCTATCTTTAATATATGTATCAATAAGTAAACTATATGTTTCACTATGAATATTTTCCATAGCAATTTGAAAACCATAAAATGCTCTTGCTTCACTTAATTGAACTTCTCCCATAAATCGAGAAGCTAGATTCTCCAATACTATACCATCGCTAGCCGCAAAAAAAGCCAAAATATGACTTACGAAATACTTTTCCTCATTAGTTAAGCTTTCCCAATGAGACATATCTTTACTTAAATCTATTTCCTCTGCACGCCAAAAACAATCTACTTGTTTTTTATACATTTTCCATATGTCTTGGTCTTGTAATGGAAACATTACATATCTACTATCGTCTTCTTGTAATAAAACTTCAGTTTGAGATTTGGACATCCTAAATATTATATGTCTAGATTTTTATATCCTTTAAATATATCATTTTGCCTACACAATGTAGTATATAATTAAAATATTATTAATGATATTTCATGTAGGTATGTAGTATAATTAAGATAAAAATATAAAATAAAAGTATAATAAATATATAAGATGGATTTAGCTTTGAGAGACCAAAAAATTTTTCAATTAAAAGCAGAATTAGAAAATAGAAAAAGAGTTTTATGTGCAAAGAGACAACAATTAAAAGGTAATATGAGAGAAAATAATTTATTAAAGGAAGTCGCAAAAGATTATGATACTTATAATAAAAATATTATTGACCAAAAAGAAAAACAAATTATTTTTTTAAAGAGATTAAATGATTATATAGAAGATATTAGTGTAGATTTAAAACTAACAGATAATAAATTAAAGGAATCAAAACAAGAACAGAGAGAAATTATGAAAGAAATATCATTTTTAAAAAGTGAAATGGATGATTTAGTAGAAAATAACACAATAGATATTAATTCTTCTAATAATATAGATGAGTGATCAATCTATTGAAGAAATAACCAACTTATTAAAAGAAAGAGAAAAAAAAATAGGAACATTGGAGACTATAACAAAGAGTAGTAGAGAGAAATTAAAAAAAATAAATGACAATTTAAAAAAACAAGAAACTAATTTATTAGATATTCTCTCTATGATACAAGAAGATGAGATGGAATTAACTGAAATTGATAGTACACAAACTCCTAATATTGATGATATATTTCCAAAAATACAAAAAGTCCAAGAATCATTGCGTAAAAGTAGAAACTCTTTAGCAAATTTAATTAGAAAAGGATAACTATATATTTTTTTATAAGTAAAATATATAATGTCTAGTGGAAATGATGATTACCAAACAACTTTAAATAAAATGGCAGACCTACAAGATTTAGTTGCTACTGTAGAGTCTACTTCTAAAGCCCTTATGGCAAATAAAGGGAAATTAAAAGATATTATAACTGATTGTAATAAACAAGTTCAAGCACTTCAAGGAAATATTGATAAAATTAAAGGACAAGGTGCTCAAGCAAAAGCACAAGTCAAAGAATTAATTAAGAGTGCTAATGATAGACAAGAATCAACTTTGAATAAGTTAAAAGCTAGTATTACTGCCATGAGTGATACATCTGCCCTAGAAAGTCAATTAAATTTACTCAAAAAGGATATTGATAGCATTGCTGGTGCTATAGATACTGCTGGAGCTTCAGGACCTCCAGGTGGACCTTCAGGACCTCCAGGACCTCCAGGTGGACCAGCAGCCCCATCTCCAGGAACTTCATATGTCAATGCAGCTAAGAGAGGTGCAACTAGAGGAGGTTACACCTATGGTAAATCAAGAAGAGGAAAAGGAAAGAGAAGAAGAAGAGGAAAAAAATCCAGAAGAAAGGGTAAACGATAATTTAATAATCTTTTATTATTTTAAATGAATAAAATAATAAAACACGAAAATTTTCATGTAATATTTTATTTTATTATCCAAATATTTTTCTTAGCGTCATTTTATTTAAGTTGGAAATATTCTACATTAAAAGAAAAAATACTTTTTATAGATTTAGCTATTAATATTTTTAATTTATTTGCAACTATATTATTGTTATTTTATCACTATAATAAAGATAACTTTTCATCTTTAATTATTAAATTAGTTCTTTTTTTCATTGTTTTAGTATTTAATATAGATATATATATTCGTTACTCAAAGGAAAATAATAGAACCCATAGATATTTTAATAAGATTTTTAATATTAATAATTAGATTCCAAGTTTAAAAGGAATATTACATGATTGTGGAAATTTTCCATATATTTCTCTATGTCTAAGGTTAAATATATTTTTCTTAGCTTTAATTCTTTTCTTTTTTATTTCTCTCCATCTTCGTTGTATTAATCGTATCCAATGTGTTTTTATAATACACATACTATAATCATCAATTTCAATTGGTTGAATTATTTGTAAACCTATAATATTTTTATTCAATAGATTAATAAAAATACTACTATAATAGTCATCTAGCATATTATTATTAATTTTTTCCGATATACTATCTACCATACTTTTTAAATATCTTCCTATATATCTATAATTATCCTTGTCATAAAATTCATTTATAGATATACTAGAATCATTTACAAAATATTTTGATAATATTTCTTTATCAGGATATTGATTTTCAGGAGAATGACCGTGTATATTTTCATTCCACAATATTACTAATGCTAGTTTAAATTTAGAATTAACCATGTTAAATTTACAGTTGAATAATTTTATTTTTTCATTATCAATTTTTTCTAGTAATACTATATAATGAAATCCAAAATTAAAATGCCAAAAATGGATAAATTATTAAATGATAAAAATGTTCTATACATTATTTTTGTTGTTGCAATATTAAATGTTCTTGGATATTTAATTACTAATAATCTGGAAGCTGTAGTATTCTTTTTAATAGTTGGATTTTTATCTACCTACTTTAGTAAAAATATGATCGTAGTTCTTATTATTTCAATCGTATTAACATCTATTTTTGCTACAACTCGTAATCCAAAAGTCATTTATACTACTAAAGAAGGTATGGAAACTATGAGTGATGAAACAATTGAAGGAAAAAAAAATATAGGTAAATCAATGGATAAAGATGCTAAAAAAGTAGATAAAGATGCACAAAAAGAGAAGGTTGGACAGGATGTCACTAGTGCTGGTGTAAATGCTGGTACAACAGCAGCTACCGAAGGTATGGATGGAATTGAAGGGGAACCACAAAATCAATCAAAAACTAAAGGAAAGGGAAATAGAATTGATTACGCCAATACTTTAGAAAAAGCATATGAAAACTTACAAACTACTATTGGAGAAGGAGGAATAGAAGGTTTAACTCAACAAACTAGTGGATTATTAAATCAACAAAAAGAGTTGATGGATAATATTAAAAGTATGGAACCTTTTTTAAAAACTGCTGAAGGATTCTTAAACAATTTAGATCTTTCAGGTTTAGAGAATATTGGAAATATGATGTCTAAATTTACTGGAAAAAAGGAAGATTCTAATTCACAATAAGATTTTTTTAAATTATATAATATTTTCATGTAATATTATATAGTATGGCGAAATGTCCTCCAGGAGTTATATGTTTTGAAAATTTTACATTTATTTTTGTAATTTTTGCTTTAATTATTATTATATATTTTATGTATTCTAAACAAAATACTAATGAAATTAACATATCAAGTGAAAAAACTAACACAATTCCTACTACAACTGGTTTATTTCCCAGACCTAGTTATTCTTTTTCTAATGTTCAACAAGATGTTTTATTAAATCCATACTCAGCTCCTCTTAGAGATGAAAGGTATATCCAATCTACTGATATTAGAGGGGGTGTACCAATTAATATAGGTACACAAAGTATTGATACAAATTATAGACAAGTTGGTTTATTAAAACGAATGAATGGTCCAGAAATGTTACTTCCTTTAATGGGAAGACCTTTATTTGTTGCAAGAGATAAATGGCAATACTACACTATGAGCGATAAAAATAATGCTATCAAGTTACCTGTTTCTTTTAAATCTAAGAGTTGTACAAATGAATATGGTTGTGATGAAATTTCTAATGGAGATACTGTTTATGTAGACGGTATTGATGCACCTTTTCAAGTTACCCTTTATGATAATGCTGTAATGAAATACATACCTTTTATTTAAAGACTAAAACTAATAGATTGTCCTTTTATTGAATAATTTTCTTCTTGTATCATTAAATTACTTCTACACCTAGTTGTACAAAATACTTTGTCATGATACATATATTGCGGGATATTAATAGGACGGCTACAATAACCACATTTATATTTGATAACTATTTCTGATTTTGATCTAATAAGTGGTTTTATTTGTTCTTCTTCATTGTCCATATAATATTTATATCTATCATCATAGTCGCTTGCTTCTATTTCTCTCATTAAATCTTCGTCATCTTTATATGACATATTGCTATTTTTATGTTTAATTCCACTAATATAACTAGGACATAAATATGTTGATATCCAAAAATAACATGAGACTATAAATCTAAAAACCATAATTGATTACTTTTATTTATCTTTATATTTAATTATTTATAAAATAAAAGTAATCAATTTTTTATTAATCTATATTATTTAAATTAGATGTATCGATAGGAGATGTATAATTTCCATTTGAAGCTGCGCTAGAGGTTCTGCTATCAGGACCTAATATATCTGATAAATTTCCATTTGATGCTGCGCTAGAGGTTCTGCTATCAGGACCTAATATATCTGATAAATTTTCATTTGAAGCTGCGCTAGAGGTTCTGCTATCAGGACCTAATATATCTGATAAATTTCCGTTTGATGCTGCGCTAGATGTTCTTCCAGGAACTACTGGTGGTGTTGAAGAGTTTTGTGCTGTTTGACTATTGGCTGATGATGTAGTATCAGGTCCGGGAACTACTGGTGGTGTTGAAGAGTTTTGTGCTGTTTGACTATTAGCTGATGATGTAGTATCAGGTCCGGGAACTACTGGTGGTGTTGAAGAGTTTTGTGCTGTTTGACTATTAGCTGATGATGTAGTATCAGGATCGGGAACTACTGGTGGTGTTGAAGAGTTTTGTGCTGTTTGACTATTGGCTGATGATGTAGTATCAGGTCCGGGAACTACTGGTGGTGTTGAAGAGTTTTGTGCTGTTTGACTATTGGCTGATGATGTAGCATCAGGATCGGGAACTACTGGTGGTGTTGAAGAGTTTTGTGCTGTTTGAAAATTGGTTGATGATGGTGATGGTGAAGAGTTTTGTGCTGTTTGACTATTGGCTGATGACGGTGGTGTTGGAGAGTTTTGTGCTGTTTGAAAATTGGTTGCTGACGGCGATGGAGGAGAGTTTTGTGCTGTTTGAAAATTGGTTGATGACGGTGATGGTGGAGAGTTTGGTGCTGTTTGAAAATTGGTTGATGACGGTGATGGTGGAGTGTTTTGTGCTGTTTGAGAATTGGTTGATGACGGTGATGAATATGGAAGTCCACGTATAGGTTCAGGTGCAGGTAACCCATCTGGTAAAGATGATATCATTTCTGCTTCTGTATTTTTTGCATAATCTTTTACAATAACTTGACTTTCTTTTGGAACAAACATATGAACTGTCACCATTTTTATATCATTGCTATATTGCTTTTCATTTATTTCTAATGTAATATTTTTATCATTTACAGGAGTAGCAGTAGCCATTGGAACAGTTCCAGAAGTTCCAGAAGTTCCAGAAGTTCCAGAAGTTCCAGAAGTTCCAGAAGTTCCAGAAGTTGCAGGAATATTAACATTTTGACAATCAAATGTATTTTGAGATCTATCTCTATATTGTCCACAATTAACAAAGTTAGTAAAATCTTCTAAATTCATTTCACCTGATCCTCCTTTTTGAACATTTTTCCCACCACCTCCACTTTGCATTTGTTTATAATTTTTAGTTAATGAATTAAATATCTGCGCGTTTTTAGACCAGCTAGTTTCATTTGCTAAATTTCTAGTCTCGATAATTTCAACCATAGTTAATGGTTCATCAAATCCAATTACATTCCTTATAGTTTTTGCATCATCGTTATTCTTATTAGTTAAAAATTTTATTAATTTTGACTGAGATAACTCATTATTTTGTTGTATCTTATTAAATATTTCTTCTATTTTTTCATTAGATATTGTGTTAGGGATAGTTCCGTTATTTGTGGCACTAGATGTAGAGTTTGTACCAGAAGTAGTATTAGCTCCTGTTGCACCAGAAGTAGAGTTGGTAGAAAGATTTGGATCATCACGAGGATACATTTGTTCCATGTTTAATTTATATTTGGTTAATGCTTCTTCTATAATAGTTTTACATTTACCTGCATTATCATTTTGATCTTTTTCTAATAACTCATTATATTCATTCTCTTTAAAGATAGCTCCTTCTTTAGTATTAGGAACTAATTCGGGATCCATATTATTTTCTAATAGTTTTTTGCAATCAGGAAGTAAAGTATCAGGATCAATAGTATTCGAAGCGGAATTAGACGTTGAGAATAAATCAGGATATTTTTCTAACGCCTTTTTTTCATATAAAGTTATAGCAGTAATAACAGCGGATTGACATTTTGTATTTTTACTTTTTTCACCAAGTTCTAGTTCGAATAAATTATACAATTTATCTAAAGCAGCTGCTTCAGTATCAGGAACTGTTTTATAATCATAATTATCTTTAAATAGATCTTTACAATGTGCTGATATTATTTCAGGTTCTTTATCAAATTTTTGTTCAAATGCAACTGCATATTCAAGAAAAAAATCAATTAACTTCATTTTTTCGTTAAGAATATCTTGATTTGATTCATTACTCAAATCTGGACAATGAAGTATTATAGAATCCATTTGCTCTAATACTTTTAATGCTTCTTCTTCAGTATCTGGTAATTCTTTATTTATACCGTCAAAAGAGCAACTATCAATATTAGGTAAACCAGTCTTAGGTATAGTTGAGGGTTTAGGACTAGGGTTTGAAGGATTTTTGGTAGAGGATTGTTTTGAATATTCAGGAGGACCAGGATTTTGAGGTGGTGTAGGGTTTATAATAGGAACAATACTTTGGAAATGAACATTACCATATTCAATAATATAAACGACATTATTTCCACATATTGTTTGAATATCTTGTCGTGATATTTTACCTTCTCCAGCATCTTTAGTAAACTCTTGTCCTGTTTTATTATAAAATCCAATATTTTTATTAATATTCTCTAAATTTCCAATCTCATTTCCTTTAAAAACAGCTAAACAGACATTAAACATTCTAGCCAGTATTTTTAATTCAGTTTCTTCTCCCCACCCTTTATTTAAAATTCTTTGGATTGCTTGTTGTAATACTTTATCCGCAAAAATATCATTTAATTGTGTCATATTTTTACATATATAATCAGCTAATACATTTCTTAAATTACCCAAATAATTACACTTACCAGTTTCTTCATTTTCAAGTTTAACTGGTTTCCATCCAGGTATTTGATTCCACTTTCCAATTTGTTTTAATAAAAGACCATAAATAAAAGAACTGTACATACAATCACCTTCAGAAGTTGTTTCTACAGCATATAAGTCTATATTATCAATTTTTCTAACTAAGTTTGTAGGTTTAGCAATAAGGGATTTAGTAGATTTAGCTTTAATTTCATTAGATATAGCATCAATATTTTCTTGATAAACTTTTTTATCATTAATAGGAGGTATAGATTTACATAATTTAACTAATTCATCTTTTTCTTTTTTACTTTCATTCTTTCTGATATTATCTGGCTGTGCTGGTTTACTTGGAGTAGGTGTTTCACCTTTAATATCAATTAAATTTATTGATAAAGTTCTTCTTTGCTCTACTGTGAGATCAGTCTGATCAGGTAAATTAGCTTCCCATACATCCTTTAATGCAACTAAATCATTATTACTTGTCTCTTTATTTTTTCGATAGAATGTTTGTAAAAGAGCTAGTAAATTATCATGAGCTAATTGTAAACAATCTAAATTTTGCATAGGATTATAATATTTATTTAAAAAATCAATTCTTTGTTGATGAGTATAGTTAGAAAAAATTTTAACAATGTTAAATTTATCTACTGATGGAATATTTTTATATTGACAATTATCATTAGGACCACCACCGAAGTAAACTTTTAAGGTTTTATTTTTTAAATGTGAATTTTTCTTATGTCTCTTTTTTGAATTATCAAATTTTTTCTTATATTTTCTTAAATGCTTTCTTTTTCTAGAATTTTCTTTTCTTACTTTTATTTTATTCAATCTACGTTTTGATAAATTCATTATATAATACTTTAAGAAAAAGTATTATATAACTTTTATTTTATTAAGTTATATTAATATGGCTACTATTAATTGTGAAAATGCAACAGCTCCAATGAATATAAGTAAAGATAAAATTCAAGGACCTTGTACATTGCTATGTGATTTTAATCATAAATATGGTATTTACACACCAAATATAACCAATAAAGGAAGTTATTTATCATTAAATTATAGTAATCCGAATTCAGAACCTCCAGTTAAATATAATGATAAAACTTATACAGTATCAGAAGTAAGAATATATCAACCATCGCTACATAAATATAATGATGTAAATGCTATTGGAGAAATATTAATTATTCAAGGTGGTAGTGGAAAAAATTTAATAACTAGTATTCCCATTAGCGAAGGAGGGAAATCAGATAAAGGGTCAGAACAGTTAACCAGTTTATTAGAAGAAGCATCATTAAGAATTGGAAATAGTGAAGAATCAATGACATATTCAGGAGGAAATTTTAATTTAGATAATTTTATTCCTAATAGAGTACCTTATTTTGCTTATACAGGGACATTACCTTATAGTCCTTGTAATGGAAGTTATTCGTATGTAGTTTTTGATTTAAAAAATGCATTAAATATTTCTAGTAATATAGTAAATAAGTTACAAAAAATAATTGAGGCGACAAATGTAACTTCTGTAATTGGAAATAATTATTTATTTTTTAATAAAGATGGTGCGAATTCAAGATTAAATAATCGTGATCAAATATATATTGATTGTCAACCTGTAAATGAGAATGGAGAATTACTAGTAAACCAATCATCAGATAGTTCCTCCGATAGTAATAGTGAAAATGTAGACTGGGAAAAATTCAAACCCTTTTTATATATTTTATTGGCAATTATTATAGCAATTATTATATCAAAAGCAGTAAAATTTATTTTTAGCAAAATGAAAGGGGGTGGTGCTTCAGTTCCGGTTGCAACAACTTCTTAAATATATTTATTAATTAAATAAAGATAAATATATTTTTTTAAATGACAGATGTAGTATCAGTAACGTTCATAGCATTATGAGTATATGATGTAGCAGGATTATAATGTAAATGGTTAGGGCCAGAAGTTTCAACTAAAGGAGCCATTTGTTTAACCATTTGTTCTTCTAATGTAACAGGGAATTGATTAAATGCTGATAAATGTGAATCCATTTTCATTTGACTAGGTAAGTATCTTTTAATAGCAGACGTACCAGTTTTATCACTAGATCTTCTAATAAATTCATAAGCAGCAAATACAAAAATAATACCTAAAATAGGATTAGAATGAACTAAGATAAAAAATGCAAGAATTATAACGATAATATTTCCGAAAATACTATCGACTATTGGAGCAATAGCATAAGGTGTTTGTACATTGAATATAATATAACAAATAAGAACGATTACAAAAAATAATTGATGATAGTTATTTTTTTTCATTAAATCCTCATAAGGTCTCATATAACATATTATTATATATTTTTTTTTAATAGAAGAGGTAATTTCTAAATATTTAATAAAATTGAATAAAAAGAAAGACTTATATTTATTAATAAGATGAGCTACTTAGGAAAAAAAGGATATTCAATATATAAAAAAGATTTAACTAATAAGGAACAAATATATATTCGGAATGAATTAACTGTTAAACCATACTTGCCTAAATCTCCTGCACAACCAGAACCCTTTCCAATTTATAGAGAATCACCTCAAAAATTCTATCTTCCTAGATATTTTGGAACGAATAATTTTGGTGATTTTTGTGAAAATAAATTACCGTTAGGAGAAAATATTGATTTAACATTTGAAGGTGAATTGAGAGAATATCAAATAAATATTGTGAATAAATATATGAATTTTGTTAAAGATAGTGGAGGAGGATTATTAGACGTTGATCCAGGAAAAGGAAAAACTGTTATGGGTTTATATATTATTTCTAAACTAAAAAAGAAAACATTAGTTATTGTTCATAAATCATTTCTCTTAAACCAATGGATTGAAAGAATACAACAATTCTTACCAAACGCAAGAGTAGGAAAAATACAGGGACAGATAATTGATATAGATGATAAAGATATTGTTATAGGTATGTTACAATCATTAAGTCAAAAAGAATATCCAGAAAATTTATTTGATAGTTTTGGTCTGTCAATTTACGATGAGACACACCATTTAGGTGCAGAAGTTTTTAGTAGATGTATGATGAAATCAATAACCAATTATACTCTTGGTTTATCTGGGACTATGCAAAGAAAAGACGGATTAAGTAAAGTATTTAAGATGTTTTTAGGAGATATAGTACATAAAGAAAAAACCAATACATCTGAACATAATGTAATAGTTAAAGGTGTATATTATAAACATGATGATCCAGAATTTAATGAAATTAAATATGATTACAAAGGAAATCCTCTTTACAGTACTATGATTTCAAAATTATGCAATTTTAATCACAGATCAGAATTTATAATAAAGGTTTTACAAAATGAATTAGAAAATAATCCAGATCAACAGATTATGATATTAGCTCATAATAAATCCCTTATTACTTATTTATTTAAAGCAATTGAACATAGAAATATTGCTTCAGTTGGTTATTATATAGGAGGAATGAAAGAAGTAGATTTAAAAGAAAGTGAGAATAAGAAAATAATTATTGCAACATATGCAATGGCATCAGAAGGGTTAGATATAAAATCATTAACAACATTATTAATGGCAAGTCCTAAAACTGATGTGTGTCAATCAGTTGGCAGAATATTGCGAACAAAACATACTCAACCATTAGTAATAGATATTATTGATTCTCATGAGATTTTTACAAGACAATGGCAAAAGAGGCGACAATATTATATGAAACAAAAATATAATATTAAATCTATAAATAGTAATGATTATATGAAAAATGAATGGGAAATTGAATTTGATCCTTCAAAGGTAAAAGAAAGTAAAAATAAAATAAAAAAAAAAGAAGAACCATTAAAAGGAGTTTGTTTAATTAAAATTTAATTTACATATATACTTCATTATAAGGAGGTGTATCACCTAAATGTTTCCATGAATTCATACAATCATTTTTAGGAGTAAATGGTGGAGGACTAGCATACATAGATTCATTTGGACCTAAAGAAGGAGGAGCTCCTGTAGAATAAATATGAGAATTGGCAATATTATTCATATATTGACCAGATCCACCTTTTTGTCTTCTGGACTGCTTTCTTTTTTTATATGCGCTTTTTTTTGAAGATTTTCTAGACTTTTTGCTTTTTCTAGATTTGTTACCCTTTCTAGATTTTCTACCTTTTCTGGATTTTCTCCTTTTACCACCTCCTTGAACTAAAATAGGAGGAGAAATACATTGAGAATTAAGCCCTTTACTAATTGGTGGATATCCAGATCCAGCAAAAGTACTTAAATTTTCACCCTCTTTAGGGCTATAAGAATAATATGGATTACCACCTGTTCCATAACTATAACCTGATCCACCTGATTGTGAGGATGCTCCCATATTAGTATCTGAATCAATTCCCTTGCTCTGATAACCTTTGAATCCTGCTAAATGAACTGAACCTAAAGAATTAACACCTGAAGTACTTGCTAAAGATTGATTATTGGAAAAACCATAACCATTTCCTCCCATCATTTTGCATTTTTTACTTCCTCCTTTTCTATGTCTTTTACCACAATGCATACAATTATGACACCTACATCCACATTTACTTTGACATTTCTTTTTACAGCTACATTTTCCTTTACAACCACAGCCATGACAGTAACATTTACATGTTTTAGGACATTTTTTTCCACCACCAATTTTCATTACTGAATACATACCATCTTGGTTTAATGCATCAGCACTCGTAACTGATCCACCACATCCAGAAGCAGCACCAACACTACTAGAGAATCCTGGGTTTGGAATGTTTGTATTTTGACTATTTACTAAACCAACATTTTGAAGTATTGACATATATATATTTTGAATAAAAAATATTATTTCAAATCTCTATTATTACACACTTTTCCATTTTCAGCAATTTTAATAGGAACATATTTATTAAACTTCTTATTGAATATACATTCCATTTTTACGCATTTATTAAGATTTACAAATTTATCTTCATTTATATTTTCAAATTCTTCTTCATCATCACTTTCCTCTAAAGCATCAAGGTTAATATTTTCTTTTATAGTTCTAAATATATTATTCATTAATGTACTAGTTTTAAAATCAGGTATATATGCAATATCAAATATTTCAAGAGTATTATTAACATAATAGTACAAATCATATAAATCATTTTGAATTTGAGGTTTAACAAGAAAAATTCTTTCTTTCAATTCATTATCAAATTGTTTAAATAATGTACTAGAATAATTTGAATTTTTACTGTGTAAATTTCTATTTTGAATACTATAAATGCTATATGGTAATATTTTTGAAATTTCAATGCAATTTTCAAAATTAGATTCAATAATAGGCATTGCCATACATATTCCTTTATTCGTTAAAAAGCAAGACTTTAATTCATTTGCTAATATATTTTTAACCAATAATAATTTGTATTCTTCATTATTATTTTCAATATTTTTTCCTTTATAATAATGGATATTTTCAATTGAAAAATATTTTTTGTTATCAATATTAAATACTGTTCCAAAGAAAAGTGTTCCTAATACTAACTTTTTTTCAAAACTTTGTGGCACAATAAACATTTCTTTTATTTGCTTTTGTCCTCCTAATACTACTTCTATAAAAATACATACTCGTTTGTCTTGAAAATAAGTAAACCATACAATATGTTTTTTTCCTTTGGGAATTATTACATATAAATCACTAAAAACTTTCTTATGAATATTATCATAAGGAAGTTTCAACTCAGGTAAGCGTTTTAATAAATGGGATTGATTATGATGATTCAAATTCATATATTTAATCATCTAATATAACTTTAAATAATTTTATTATATATTAATTTTTCAAATGCTATTCCAAAAGAAAAATCAAAATCTAAAAGGAAGAATAAGCACTAGACCCCATATTATCGGCAGTCATTAATCCATCCATTTGATTAACATCTGAGTTAGGTTTAGGTTTAGATTCTGGTGAATTTTTTCTATCTCTTAAATCATTTAGATAATTTTTTAATTCATTTTTCATATTATCACTCTCATTTGATTTTATAGGATTTTGTTTAATATTATTTTGATTCATTGTGTCAAATAATTTTTCATATTGTTTTTGCGGTTTATTTACTAAATCTTTTACTTTTGGAATAGTTAAATTTGTTTTAAAAAAAGTAAATAAATAATGAAGTAATATTATTAAAATAAGTGATATTATGGACATCTGAATAATCCAAGGTAACATATTATATATTAATTATAAAGTTTTAATATAGATAAGAACGAAATCAAATCTTCTTTTACTGAATTTGTAATTTGATTTTCTTTTGTAAAAAAATAGAAATTTGTTTTATTTTCAATAATAAGTGTTAATATACTATTTTTATGTAATTGATATTGTTTTACTTCCATTTTTTCATATTTATAATTGATTGGAATGTGAAATATTTCTTTTTTATTATCATTTTCTTTAATATGAAAACTATATTTGCTATTTTCTAATGTATAAATATTTGTAGGCTCTGTATCTTTAATTTTGTATATTTTATCTCCATGTATTTCAAATTTACCTTCATTTGTATTGAATAATAATTTTTCATAATTATTAAATAAATATGTCTCTAATTCTGATATATTTATTTTTAAATTATTTATTGGTACTATGAACATAATATTATTATTGTAAACTATTTAAACCGATTAAATAATGATATAACAATGGTTAATATAGTGCTTATCGAAAAAACAGGTGAATTAAAACAATCTAAATTTATTTCTGAAAAAGGAGATGAATTATATAAAAAATGTAAATTTAAAAAATCCGATGGATTTGAAGAGAGACATAGATGGTATAGTAAAAAAGATAAATATCCTTTTTCTTCTGTCACTTTATTTGCTAGAGATAATGGAAAGGCAAATACCGAAAATAAATACGAATTACCTCCTCCAGTAGATAATATATTATATTTTGGAACATGTGCTCTTTTAGCTAAAGACGAAGAAGGAGTACATGTAGATTTGGATGTAGAAACATGGAATACCTTTTATGAAGAGTTATATGGTGGATTTGAAAATTTAGCTGATACTGCAAAAGAAGATGAAGAAGAGGAAGACGAATTAGAAAGTATTCCAGCGGAACTGAAAACTAAAAGTGGATACTTAAAAGATGACTTTATAGTTGATGATAATCATTTGGAAGAAGGAGAGAGTGAGGGAGAATATAGTGATGATATGTCAGAATTAGAATATGAAGATTATAGCTATAGTGATGATGAATAAATAATAAAAAAAATTGATTAAAGAAATAGTATTATTAATATAGTAAATAGAAGATGCGTAAGATTGAAAATCCACAAGAATTTCGAAATAATATTATTTGTCAATTAAAAAATATATTAAAAAATGATAAACTAGCAACTAATTTAGAAAAGGGAATATTTAATTATAGTTTAAAGCATTCAGAAAAAATCAATGTTGTAAAAAAATGGGATAATACTTATTTTGTTAAAATTTATGTAAATAGATTAAGAACCATAATAATTAATTTAAAAGATGAAGAATTATTTAAATCAATAAAAGAAAAGAAAATAAAGGCTCATGAAGTAGCTTTTATGTCGCATCAGGAAATGCAACCTGATAAATGGAAAGAATTACTTGAAATAAAAAAAATTAGAGATGAAAATAAATATGAACCTAAATTAGAAGCTTCTTCTGATGATTTTAAGTGTTGGAAGTGTAAATCAAAGAAATGTACATATTACCAATTACAAACAAGATCTGCAGATGAACCAATGACTACTTTTGTAAATTGTTTGGATTGTGGTAATAGGTGGAAATGTTAATCATATAAAAAAATTGAAGTTTATAAATATATTTTTTTAATTATAAATTTCAATTACTTAAATATTCAATAATGGGTTCCGCATCTTCTATCTTTGCAAACAAAAGTATTTATTTAACTTATGATGAATCGTCACAAGATGTAAAAATATGGGAGTTTACAAACTCTATAAAAAATTTACCAATAAAATTATTTATTAATGATAGTTCAAAAATAAATGATTCAAATATAATGATTCATTTAGTCTCCAAATCTTCTATAAAACATCATAAACAGCTATCTGATATAAATTCAGGAATACATAAAGTAAGTATATTTATTTATACCGATCGTAAAGTACCAATAATAAAAAATAATAATTTGACAGAAAATAATCAAAGTATTAGTCTTTCTTATTTGGATTATAATAATTTTGAAGAAATATTTCCAATAATATTGACAAAATTACAAGAATATTAAATAATTTCTAAGTCTTGTAAATGCCAATATTCTGATCCGCCATTAGGCATAGGACGTCTAACAATAAACGGAATTTTTTTTTCTTCTAATTCTTTTATTGCAATTAAATATCCATCAATAACAGTAGATTTCAATCTTGTATAGGGAGTAGCACCATTATTAAGTTGCTTTGCTCTTAAACCTAAAATTTTTGTTTTTTCATATTTAGTTAAAATAGGAATAGTTTTATGCAAATCGTCTATAATAATATTTTCTTTGTTTCTTTGTACTTTTGCTAAATTATATATTTCATCATAGTTATGAATTAATGACTCGGGATGCTCATTTAAAATATAATTATCTCTTATTTCTTTATCAAATTTTTGTAAATAATCTTCGTCTTCCTCTTCATCTGTATCAGAATCATAATCATCTTCATTTTTATCAAATACGTTAGGTATTTCTAATTGTGTATCTGGTAATGTATCAATCGGTTTTGATGAAGTTTTTTTAGAGATTTTCTTTTTACTAGTAGAAATATCAGGATTTTCAATATCACCAAATTCTTCATCTTCATCTTCATCTACGTCTTCATCTTCATCTTCATCTACGTCTTCATCTTCATCTTCATCTATTTCAGGATTAATATCTGATTCGATATCTCCATCCTCATCATCATCATTATAATCAGCAATAACATTACCTTCTTCATCATACTCTTTTAATTTTTCGTCACTTTTTTTAGCACTTGGTTTAATTGTAAATGTAGGTTGAGTATTTTCCTCATCATCAGATAAATTAACTATGGATTCGTTATCAGATTCTAAATCACTCATACTTATAATAATATAACATATTACTTTTAAATATACTTCAATTTTATTTAAAAAAATTAAATTATTATAAATATTATTTTTAATTTAGTTATTTTTTTCAGTTTTCCACACTGTATCACACTTAGCACATAAATAAATATATAACATATTAATATCATCATATCTTAAATAAATAACTTCTCTTTCAGAATCTCCTTTATTACTTGTACAATCACTATTCGGACATTTAATAGTGTTAATTCTTGGTAATGTGGGATCTAATTTTGTATATTCGTTTATAATATGATTATATTTTTGCTCACTGCGTTTTAATTGAGTTTTTGAAACACATATATTATTAGATGTCAAGGTATCATCTTCATTACCACAGTTTCTACAGTAATATATAAGTTTATTTTCTTCATCCGAATCTATACGGATATAATACATATTATTGCATTTATTACAGAAGTGCATCTTTTAATAATATATATATATTATATTTATTTTGTTTCAATTTTATATTTTAATTTTAATAAATTCTTCATTAATATAATTCCAATCGATTATAACATTTAAAGAATAAATAGAGGTAGTACATTGTTCTGTTTTTTTATCCAAATTATCTAGAATAATATTTTTAATTGTTTCTTTATTATTAATAAAGTTATTATTAATATCATCTTTAAACATTTTTATAACATGTGAAAGTGATAGGTCTTTATTTTGTAAAATATAACATACACTATATTCTAAATTTTTATATTTGATAATTTTATTATAAGGTTCGAAATCTTTATGTGTTTTTGAAAATCCAGGTTCATGTAATAAAGGACCGTTATCTAATAAAGATAATATAGTAAGTAATATAGTTCTGATACTTTGACATCCGGTCCACTGATCACCTTTCCATGTATTCAAAATAGATAAACATATTTTACCATTTTTATACATATTAGGATGATATCTAGTTTTACCATCATTTCCACCCATATTTAAAAAGGTTACCTTTGGTGGTCTATGTGGATAATCGTATGGAAAATTAAATTCATAAAAATAATTTCCTGCAAAATATACAGAATCTTTTGGTCCACAAATATAAGCATAGCCTTTTAATATATTAGTATCATCATGTTTATAAAAAATACCTTCGCTATCTAATGGACATTTAATTAATTCTCTAATATCTTTTAATAACCGTCTAGTAGTTTCACGATTGATTACTACTGGTTGTGTGTTATTGTCAGAGCTCATATTTAAATTATATTTAAAATATATTTTTATATGTATTTTAAATATAATTTAAATATTAAGAAATGTTTAGATTTTTACCCTCTAAAAATAATAAATCCATAATAGATACGTTTATTTTTAATTTTCTTTACATATATAAAAAAATTGACATAAAAATAATATGTTTATATATAACATATTATGTCAAAAATGAAGAAATCATTTGAATCTTATTTAAATAGTTATTATTCACAAAAAGGTCAAGGATTTTCTCATACTAGAATAGGCGATAATAATTTGTCTGTTAAAGGTGGGGTATATACAATTGAAAATATTCCTGATTTCTATGAAAAATATATAAAACATGTATTCACTAATGGTAAATTAGAGTTTTTAACTGAAAAACAGCATCCTGATGCAGGACCATTATTAGTTGATTTTGACTTTCGATATGAAACAGATATAGAAGATCGACAACATTCTGAAGATAATATTACAGATATGATTCAATTATATTTTGAAGAATTGAGAGAATTAATAAATATTTCTCCAAATACAAGAATACCTGTCTATATTTTTGAAAAAGAAGATGTTAATATGTTAGATGAAGTAACTAAAGATGGAATTCATATGATTATAGGTGTTCATGTAGAAAGACCAATTCAAATTATTCTAAGAAATAAAATTCTTAAAAAGTTACAAGATATTTGGTCTGATTTACCATTACAAAATACGTGGGATGAAGTATTAGATGAAGGCATTACATTTGGAGGTACAAATTGGCAATTATATGGTTCTCGTAAACCAGGAAATCAATCTTATTTATTAACAAAATTATATGATATTATGATTGATGATAATAACGATTTATGTCTATCTATAAATGATGTTAAGAGTTTCGATTTAAAAAATCGTTTTCCAGAGTTAACTGCACAATATACTCAACATATCCAGTTTCCTATTAACGATTCTATTATGGAAGAATTTGATGCTATTAAAAACTCTAAAAAAAAGTCTTCAAAATCAAAAAGTAAATTAAAAATTATTGACAATAAAAATCTTGATATAATGGAAGTTTCTTGTCAAGATGAATTAGATCAATGTATTGAACAATTTCTTGAAATACAAGATCAAGATAAAAATTATTACATTAAAGAAACACATGAATATACAATGTCACTTACGGATAATTTCTATAATCCATATGATAAATGGATTCGTGTAGGATGGGCTCTTAAAAATACTCATGAATCGCTATTTATTACATTTATCGCGTTCAGTGCTCAGTCAGACAAATTTAATTTTGATAAAATATCAGAGTTTTATGAATTATGGTGTGGTTGGGGCAATAGTAATGACGATTGTTTAACATATCGTTCAATAATTTATTGGGTTAAGAATGATAATTTCGAAAAATATAAAGAAATTCGAGAAAAAACAATTGACTATTTTGTAGAAAAAACTATTTCACCACACGGAGATACTGATTTTGATTTTGCAATGGTATTATATTATATGTATAAAGATGACTTTACTTGTGTTTCTATCAAAAAAGATTTATGGTATATTTATAAAAATCATAGATGGATTGAAAATGAAGGTGGAACTGATCTTAGAATTCAAATTTCTAGAGAATTACACTCTATCTATATTAATAAATATAATACAGATTTGGCTTATTTAAGTAGTGGTACTATTGATCCTAATAGTGAAAAAGGACAAGCTTTATCTAAGAAAATTAAAAAAACTAGTGAAATCGCAGCTAATCTTAAACGTAGAGGTATTAAAGATAATATTATGAGAGAAGCTAAAGAAATCTTTTATGATACTGAATTTGTAGACAGAGTAGATGCAAACCCAAGATTACTTTGTTTTAATAATGGAGTATATGATTTTGATCTAAAAATTTTCAGAAAAGGTAAACCAGATGATTATTTATCTAAAAGTACTAATATTAATTATATTAAATTAGATCATCATAAGCATAAAAAAACTATTGATGAACTTAATTATTTTATGGAACAATTATTTCCAAAAAGAGAATTAAGAGATTATATGTGGGAACATCTTGCATCTACTCTTATTGGCGAAAATAATGATCAGACCTTTAACATTTATAATGGCTCTGGTTCTAATGGTAAATCAAAATTAGTTGAATTGATGGGTTTCGCTCTTGGTGATTATAAAGCTACTGTTCCCATTACTCTTATTACAGCTAAAAGAAATTCAATTGGGTCTACATCATCAGAAGTAGTTGCTTTAAAAGGTGCTAGATATGCTGTTATGCAAGAACCTTCTAAGGGGGATAAAATTAATGAAGGTATTATGAAAGAAATTACTGGTGGTGACCCTCTTCAAGGTCGGGCTCTTTTTAAAGATTCTATTACCTTTATTCCTCAATTCAAATTAGTTGTTTGTACAAATACACTATTAGATGTAGGTAGTAATGATGAAGGTACATGGAGAAGAATTTGTGTTTGTGAATTTATTTCAAAGTTTTGTAAAAAAGAAGACTTTGATGACGATCGTGAACATCAATTTGAACTTGATAAAAAATTAGGAGAAAAATTTAATACTTGGGCACCTATCTTTCTTTCGATGCTAATTGAAAAAGCTTGTCAAACTTCTGGTCTAGTTAATGTTTGTGATGCGGTTAAATCTAGTAGTCTAAATTATCGTAATACTCAAGACTATTATAGTGAATTTATTTCAGATAAAGTTAAGAAATCTCCTGGATCTAAGATCAAGGAAACTAGCTTATATGAGGTATTTAAATCTTGGTTTCAATTACATCATGGTAAAAATGTACCAAAAGGTAGAGATCTATTCGAATATATGAATAAAAAATTCGGAAAAAAGGTTAGAGGTGTTTGGTCGAATGTATCAATTATATATGATGATTTCGATCCTGAGTTAGATGATGATGAAGGGTTTTAAATGTAAAAAATTATAAATAATAATATAATTATAATTTTTATGTATTAGATGATAAATAAACCCATGTTGATTGCGTTTTTAACCAATTCCAAAATTTAAAAATAATTTTTAATATAAAAAATGCTATAAGAGGATAAATAGCTAATGCTATAATCATAACCCATTTTTTCATGTTAGTAAATTGTTTTGTAATTATAATTCCTACAATCATTAAAAATATTAATAACCAATACTTTGTCATAAAATGATGAGCCCACCATTCTGCCCAATTATTTTGTTCATTTTCATAATAAGTTTTCCTATCTGATAATTCTATATCATTCACTAATTTTTTTATTATTGCTTTTAGTTCTATATTTTGTTTTTCTATCATCCTAAATAATGATTTTGTATTTTCTGACCCTTCAATAGAAGCATTAAAATATCTCTCTTCTCTTCTTAATCGATTCATCAAATTTTTATGTTGATCTGTTAATTCTCTTAATTTTTTTAATGCAGCTATCCTATATCTATCATCAACAGGGGGTTTTATTTCTTTTTGTTCTGCTTGAAAATTAGCTAAAAAACTTGTAGCTTGTTGACTTACTTTATCCATCATATCGTTAAATTGATCTATGTTCAAATAATTCTGCAAATCTTCTGGCTTCATACATCCATCATTATTTGCAGGTGGATTTGTTAAATCTATTTGTGATGGCATATTTGGATCAAAATCTTTTGCAGTAGACATAATATTAATATATCACAAGATTTAAAACTTGGCATATCCATCATCTTTCTCAGAAAATCCATTAACAGATCCACTATTATTTTTAAATATATTTACATTAAAATCACTTTTATTAAAAGAATTTTGTAAACATCTCTCTCCTACAAAATTTTCGGTATCTGTATTGCTATTTAAATAATCAGGAGTTACACATTGTTTATTTTCAGAATCCCATGTTGTACCAAAATCATTTCCATCTGGACAACAAGCTTCTCCTGTACATCCTAATGTCATATTTCTTGCTTTGGGTTGTGCACCAGTCCCACTTCCAGCTTGATCCGCTAACTCATCTGGATTAGAAGGAAAATTATATTCATCAAATACCATATTACTTCTTCTCATAATGTCAATTGATTGCATTATCACTATAAAAACACATATTCCTCCTAATACGCCAATTATAGCTAAAGCTATATTTTTAGAAAGGATCTCTTTTTTCATTAAAATGCCTAAAATTAATATAGGAATGCAAAAATATACAATTGTTTTCATAACTGATGTTTGAGTTGTATATTTATCACTATAATAGTCATTTATTTCTGCCATTCTTAATTCATTGAATCTCTGTTGTTCTAATAATTTTAAATTTTTATTTGCATTCTTTAATTCATGTTGTACAACTCCACCTACTGCTACTTCATTTACTAATGCATCTCTAGCTTCTGCTACATTAGCTTGTTGTGATGTATAACTATCAGCGAAATTTTGATATAGATCTTTTTTTAGTTTTTGTAAATTTTCGATTTCATTGATTATTTGTTGTTGTTTATTTAAATCTGGACTACTTTGAACACTTAACCTCTCTAAATTTTGATATAAACTCTGCATTTGAGAGTCAATCTGGTTTATTGTAGTAAGCATCTGAGCATCACTTTTTTTTTGTTGTTGAATCATTTGACTATCCATTATATATTATCAGTAGAGATAATATATAAATTTTAATTATTTTTATTTTGTAAATTTTGTAACTGCAAATGCCATACCTACTGCTAAAATACTCCACATTATATACATTTTATTTCTACTTAACATATTTAATTCAGCATCTTCATTCATAGCTGAATCTCTATTTATTAAATTTCTCTCCATTCCTATTTGTTTATATGTATCTTGGTATTTTGCCAATCTTTTTTCTAATAGACTATGTTCTTTTAGCAATTTTTTATTTAATTCAATATTTTCTCCCGATAAATCTATTATTTTTTTATATATTTTTTGCAACTGCATTTCTAATTTCGTTCTCATTTCAGATATATATGTTTTATCTCTATTTGATATAGTTCCTAAACCACATGTACTAGAATAAGTCATATTAGGACCTTGTCTATATTCTCCACCACTAAGAGAACCCCACATATCATTTTGACTAGAAAATTTTACAGTTGAAGAACAACGATGATGACCAAAATTTGTATCTGTTCCTCTAATATATAATTGTAATCCTGAATGTTTTTGTCTGTTTCCTTTTGGCCACATATTCTCATTTTTTAACCAATATTGACCTGTTGATGGATTATAAACAAATCCAGCACATCCATTTGTATTTTTACATAAATTTTTTATTTCATTAATATCTCCCGATGTTGCAGTTGTAATATCATTTCCAGCACTATCATAATTATTTAATAATTGATAATTATTAGGTGACTCTTTATTCCCTCGTTTTGCATGAACTACCAATCTTGCTTGTAAATCATCTGTTATGTGATATGTTTTATTTAATGCAGATATATTCGCACCTTCAGTAGTATATTTTGAATAAGTAGGTACAGGTGGGTGGTATGTATGATGTGTTCTACCAAATCTAGCTTTATGTTTAGTTGTGTAACCCGGTATCTCACCCCCAAATCTAGGATCTTTACCTGTACTATAACAATATGTTGTATCATTAACTATACCTCCTGCTGAACCACCTACATAACACGGTGCAGTTCCAGTAGATCCATCTTGTTTTCCAAACATATATACATTAGACCCTTTGTCTGCTGCTCTTTGTCTACATTGTGCAACTGAAGCATTCCCCAAATCAGATTGATACTCTCCAGGATTACCTGTTACACACCCTTCATACTGAGGATTAGATGGTGTTGCTGGTTTAGTTACATATACATTTTTTCCTGCATATCCACAAGTTTGAGAATCTAACATATTACTTCCTTTAATTAATTCCTGTCCATCCATCTTTATTATTTCTCCTTCAGGAGCACTTGAAATGCTATACAATTGACCTGTATCTGCAGTAGTATCTTTATATCCTCTCCAATTTCCTGGACATTCACCTCTTCCTTGAATCGAATCTCCTTGTGTAGGATTGGATATCCATTTCCATACTCCTCGTGATGTTACATATCCTACAGCCCCACTAGATTTATCTCTCACATAACTATTCGCAAAATCATTATTATTTTTATTACTAGCTTTAATATATCTATCTGAATCCTCTATTAATATTTTCCATGATTGATCAAACGACTGTAACATTCTATTATATTCCAGTCTTAGTTCTCTTAATTCATCGAAATCATCCATATTTTTCTCAAGAACAGGACCACCACAGTTTTTTTTGTCAGACTTAATAATAAATTCTTGTCTTCTATTTGAATTTAATGTTTTAGTTAATACCGTTTTATGTTCTCTATCAATTAAAATTAATTGTGCACCAGATAATCTCTCTTGACAACAATCTGGTCTATTATATATTACCACTTTTTTTACATCAATCGGTCTACCTAAATCAACTTCCCACCATCCTCCTGTTGCTGATTGAGTACACGCTGAATTTGGCCATGCTTGATTATCAGAAGTAATACCATTTATAGCCATAAATGGATTTGTTCCTTTATAATAAGAACTCATTGTAGCTACTGGTGTACCACTATTTCTTTGTCTAACTCTACATATTGCATTTTTATTACCATCTCCTTTAACTGTTGGATCTTGATAAGTCCAACATCCAGGATTTATTCCTTCGGTTGAAGTTTCATTTTGTATTTCATACGCAGAACATCCTGTATCACATTTTTCTTCACACTCATTTACTGTTAAATTTCCTTTATATTGTGAACCAGGTGTTCCAACTCCAACACCTTCATTAGTAGTTTTTCTACAAAAACCTTTTGTTAATTCATATTCATCAGAATATGTACCTTGTAATGCAACATTATTTCCATCTTTGTCAAATATTTGAACTTCTTGGATTGTTAAATAATTATTTGTTTGATTTATTCTCACAAACCTAATTTTATCTGGTTCACACATAATTGTTTGTCCTGGATCTGCACCATCAGGTATAAAAAACTTTGAAGGATTTTTTTTTTGTTCTTGTCTAGAAACAACCGTAAAACCTTCGATAACATCTAAATCTTTTTTTAAACATTTTTCTTGTTTTTTTCTTTCATTTATATAAAATTCCCCTTCTTTGATGTTATTTGACATTATTAATATATAATATCATTATAAAATATATTAATTAATTTACTGTATCAACCATTACACTTGAAACATAATTTAATGTTTGACCACCATAATATATAATTTGACTGTAATAGTATTTACATAATATTAACAACCAAATAGCAACAAATAAATATGTAATTACAGAAACAGATTCGCTATTTAATAAATGTAAACATAATCCAATAGAAATAATAACAATTAAAATCCAAAAAAAGTAAATAATATAATTTGATAATTGTCTATCATATCCATCTTCATTTACAGCTTCAACATCGGGTCTATTCATTAATTTATTAATTTTTATTCTATCTTTCCGCAATTTACCAAGTAATATGTCTAAATCGTTACCAGTTGTTTTTCTCTCATTAGATAATATCTTATAATCATTTGTGGCACCTAATTCTTTATTTTCTACATTTTTAACTAATTGTTCTATTTCTTTTGCTTTCTTCTTCATTTGTTTTAATATTTTCATCCCCTTTTCACCTCCTAATCTAGATGTACCATTGGGAGCTAAGGAAGTAGTAATCTTATTTTGATACTTTGGGGTTTTATTTCCTCCTTTAATATTACCATAACAAGAAGATTTAAATGAACCATCAAAATCTTTAGATGTATATACAACGCTGGAATATTCGTTTTTTTTATCGTTAACTGCTTTTAATTTACATTCATCTAAATCGTTTGTTTTTCCCAAATATTTAAAATCATTTGTGCTTTCACCTACAGCAGGTACCATTCCATACATATAATTTTCATTTGGTATATCTTGCCAAAATCCACCTGCTTGCTCTGGAGTATGTCTATAAATAGCATCACTCGTATTTGTTATATAAAAATCTTCACTCTCTGGATCTCCTGATACTGTAGCTACACCAGCAGCCACATTATCCGCTCTAGTCCATTCTTGCTTTCCATCTATATCTGTCTTGTAAATCCACCTACTCATTCCAATAGCAAAAACATCTTTATTATTAGAAGCATTAATCCAATAAAATTTCCAATTATTTGGATTCCCAAATTTTTCCCATTTTCCACTTCCATTTATAGGTCTTCTCCAAGCATTTTTATTTGTGTCTACTCCGTAAACATAATTATTATTACAACTTAATTGAACAATAGATGGTTCATTTGTTTTATTTTTTACATATAATTCTGTTTTACTTACTTGTATAGAATTAGCCCCAGGTATCGAATTGTTTCCATATGGTCTAAAACTCCCTATCGCATACCACCACCAATTATTTTTAGATCCACTTATTAAACATGGGCCACCATTCCATCTAAGCCCACCCCATTGGTCACCTGTATACGGAACACTAATCGCTTCATATCCATCAACTTGACCGTTGCGATTATTTCGAACAGTCCAAGGATTAGATGTTTGTTTCCAAATCTGAGGTGATGATAAGTTTGAATTACCTGGATAAGTCATTTTAAATGTTAGTTTACCATCACTTCCTCTAAATTTTTCTAAATTCTCTAATTGTGAATAGTTTCCAGCTGCGTTTTTATCAATATTTCTATTTCCTCCATTATTCTTATTCCAATTCCAATTATCATTTGTTTGTCGAAATACTAATGTCCATTCATCTGATGGTTGAGATGCAAGAGACCATTCGCCATTACATGGTTCTCTACAATAATATGTAGAATTATTTCCTCCTACCACCCATACATAGCCTCCTCCTTGTGAAACATTGGAAGCTTTCCCTCCTATATGACTCCAACCTCCAGTGCCATTTTGATTCATTTTATAAATATCATTTACACTATTGACACCCCAAACTTCGTCGTCTCCTCCTGTTAATTGTTTTAAACTACCACCTATTTGTCTCCAATTGGAATCATCACAAGGTTTTTTACATGTATAAATAGAATCATATCTATTTACACCCCATAAAAAATCTTTTCCTGCGCTACTAATTTGTTTTAATCCTCCTCCAATGCGATTCCAACCTCCACTAGGAGGTTTTGCATTAACAGTAGCATCTCTAACAATTTGATCAAATTCAGTTTGAAGTGCATTATATTGTTTTACTTTAAGTTCTAAACTTCTATCTAAAACTCTTGTTTCTATTAAAGAATTATATTTATTTGGAGTTTCTTTGACTAATTCTTCTACAAATGACATAATATATATAATTTTATTAGAAATTAATATATATTAATTGACTTGTATACTTACACTTGAAGCTTTTTTATATAAAAATACTAAAAACAGTAATATTCCAAAGGCAACAATAACGTAAGATATTCCTGAAACAGGTTTACCTCCTATTCCACTTGTACTAGCAGTTGCTAGTGAAATCACTAAAATAGCAATAAAAATCCATGCAATCAAAATATACCAACTAGAAGTCATTCTCAATGATGCATCTTCACTTTCACCTTGAGTTTGCATTAACATTCTATTATTATATATTACATCTTTATTTATATTTGAAATTTTATCTGCTTGTTTCATCATTGTATGTCTTTTTTTATTTAAACTGTTTTGTGCTTGAGCATTACTTAAATTTGTAGAATTTATTTCTGATATTAATTGATTAGCTTTTATTTTAATTTTTCCATTTAATTTTTGTAGTTTATTATATAAACTTGGATTGACATCTAAAGCTAAACAAGTATCTGAACGACTCATTGCAGAACCAGTAGGAATTAAATTATAATCTTGTGAATTTAAAACTATTGGTGAATCAGAAGTACAACTATTTGACTTAGCTGAAGTAGAAAATGGATGTTTCGTTCCTTTTATATCAACCCACGCTTCTTCTCCTGTAGATTCATTTTTTACTATTTGTCCTCCTATTTTACATGGTTGTCCAGAAGTCATCGGACTACCAGTTTTAAAATTATTAAAATCTCCTGAAAATGACATAGCAGTACTAGGACAAGAAGAATTATTATTTTGCCATGCACTTGTGCTGTACTTATGCGTATATCCAAAATTATTTACATAATAATTATTTCCGTCTGTATCGGATATAACTTTACCTAAATAATCTATAACTTGTTTTTTTGTTTGGTTTTGATTTAATAACTCATCGCTAAATTGCTTGTATGTGTTACTATATTCTGCTAATAACTGGTTATAATCATTCTCAATATTATTTAATCCTTCTAACTGGGTTTTATCATTTGTATTTAAATTAAAATTTCCCATAGATTCTACAATAGAACCTTGTTCAATAATACTTAAATCTGGTGTTAAATCATTTATCTCTTGTTTATTGAAGTCAATCATTTGTTTTCCTTCGCTTAAATTGGATTTAAATATTCCACTTAAACCTTCAATATTAGACCCTAATTCCATTAATGGTAAATTTTTTTCTTCAATATTAGTGATGTCACTATTATAATCAAGAATATCTTTTCCTTGTTCTAAATTAAATTTTAATAAGTCTTCTCCTGTTTTTTTAAACATTTTACTATAGAATATTAATAGAAAAATGTTTTATTGTATAGTATCCATTTTATTACCTACTGCTCCTTGCCAAAGTCCAACAATCCATAGTGCTAATTTTGTAAATAAAAATCCAAATACAATTACTATTGCTAATGATATGAACCATTGTTTAAAATCTAATTTCAATGTACCTAAAAAAAAACTACCTAATATTACACCGATTAACATTACTATTATTACTATTAATTGATCTTTATACAAATCTAATTGATCATCAAACATACCTTCAGCTGTTAATGATTGTCGTTTTAATTGTTTTATTTTATCTTTCATTTTTTCATTATCTTTTTTTAAATGTTCCATTCGCATAGTTAATGATGCTGTTAATTTTGAATCTTTTTCAATTTCAGTATGCATATCATTCATTAATATAAAAGCATCTGAATTAATTTTATTAATACTTTGATTTAAAAAATTAGCTTCTTGAGCTGCTTCTAAATTTTTTGGATTTTTTAAATATGCTATATATCTAGGTACAAACCCTTCAATTAATAAATAAAATCTATTGTCTAATTCATCTATTTTTTCTTTTATACTTCTAATTAAATTCATTTATATTTATTATTGAGAACAAATTCTATAATAATTGCTTGTAATTGCAGTTTTACTAGGCCTTGTAATTTTACATATTTGTCCAGGTCTTAAACCAATTGCTTGAGCTACTGGATCATATCTAGATATTTGAGGTATATCTTTATCACTTCTTATATTATATCGTTGCTTAATAAATTTAATTTCTTGTTCGCCTATAATTTCATGCTTAGGAACATATTCATGTTCTAAAATATTATACTGTAGTCTTTCTAAATTAAATAATATAATAAAGATTCCTTCTTGTTCCCATATTTCATTTAATATTGCAGTTAAAGGTTCATGTGGTTCTTGTTTCATTGTAATTATTAATGTATCTTGTTTTCCTAATACTTGTTCAATAGTAAATAAATCATCAATATAATCATTAATATTTTCTCTTCGTAATGTTTTCCCTAAATGATATTTCACATATGTTTTTTTTTGAGTATCTGAATCTGGTGATGAAGATATTAACATATCTAATTGTTTATTATTATTCATAATATGAACTTCATTTATACTAAATTCTTCATAATCTTTTGTATCAAAACCTTGGTCTTTTAATAAAGATAACAAATTGGTTCTAGATTTATATAATGCTGTAGTTGTACTTGACTGTGCCATTCTATTTATAATACAAAATCATATTTTTATTTTTATTTCAATTTTATATTATAATATTTAATTTAATTTAATCGTTTTCTTCTCTCCTTCATTTTCATTTTCTTTTTCTTTTTCTTCGTCTTTTTTTTCTTCGCTTAAAGTATCATTAATAATTAATTCTATACCATCATCTCTTTTTGGTTTCATTTTATTAATCATCTCTTCTATTTTTTCAACAGGTTTATCTTCTGATTCTGTATCTATTTTTATTTCTTCTAATTCTGGTTTACTAGTTGTTTCTATAGAGGGTTGATTTGGCATAATTACTACTGGTTTATCTGAATCTAAAACTAATACTCTGCTACCTGATGGAGGAGGAGTATTGGGAGAATGAGGGCTAAAATAACCTGGTGGTGGATAATCAGGACTTGGTGGTCTAGAATCATTTCCATCTCCAGATAGGGAGTTAGGATTATATGCAGGACTAGTGGAAGCATAAGCAGGACTAGTGGGGGCATAAGGAGGACTTGTTGGAGCATATGGAGGAGAATTAGAAGCATTTGTAGAAGTTCTGGGTGCGTATGGGGAAGAATCAGGTGCATATGGGGAAGAATCAGGTGCATATGGAGGACTATAAGAATCAGGATGTTTTAAATGTAATGGTTTACCAATATCACCTTCTCTAATTTTATCTAAAGTTATTATCCAATTATTTGGAACTTGATTTTCTAATAATTCATCAATCATAACACTAGATTCTATAATTGTTTTATCGTGATATCTTAATTGATTACTTTTCCATCCAGCTGGAAATCTATTAGGTTTATCTTTATTATTTTCTTCAACAAACCATATTTCGGAAGGTTTTCCAGTTTTATTCATAATTATTGATTTATATGCTTCACCTCTTTCTTCATCATAAGTATAGAATAACCAACCTAATTCTTCAGGATCTTTAGTCTCTGTTTCAGTAGGGTACTCATTTGGAATATTTTCTCCAACATCAATTTTGGTTATATCAATATTTCCAACACTAGAATTAGCTTGTTCTTGTCTTTTTCTTAATTCTTTTCTGATACTATAATTAATTTCTTTGTCTTTTTCAACATGTTCATCAGGAGGT